AAATGATCTCACATTTCCTACCGCAATTACTGCCGATCCATCTTCAGAAAACTTAACAACACCAGATTCACCTGTGTATGTCGCTGTATTAGTCATTTGTTGTCTCCTCTAAATGTAGATCATCCGGACCAGGGAGATCTTCAACCTCTCGAACCAGTTTGGGACTTTTGGTCCTTCTGGGTTTTAAGGTTATTTTGGTTGTTGTTGTTGTAGTAGATGGTTCTGTGGTCCAACCATCATTCAATCGTGCTTGAACATCCATTCCTCGCACCATTATTGAATTTTTTCCTTTGTATAACTTGATAGCCATTATAATACTCCTTTGTTGTATCTGTATATCACATCACAAAAAACAATCACTTCGCCCAATGGTAGTTCTCTTTCTACTACCTCAACATTTACTACTCTTGTTGTGACGTTGTGTATGTTTGTTTCTGCCAATGTAATATCTCTGTCTCTGGAAAGTTCCAGTGTTTCTTCAATTCTTTCTACTATTTCATTTCTCAGTGTGTCAATCTGTGTGCCTCTCACATAACATCTTAATTCATATGATATCTTGCCTTCTCGCATATCAGTGGCAACATCTTCTCTGGTTTCATTTGATGTCACAACCAATACAGCAGGAAATTGTGTGATGGCTAATTTTTGCACATCAAAGAATACCCTTGAAACCAAACCTGGAGCAGGATTAGTCATATTCTCCAATTGTTCTGTTATGTTTTTTGCTATGTTTTCTCTTGCTGACATTATCTAATCAACCTACCCTTGTAAAATGATTGTTTTTCACTATCTGTAAATGTGCCTGAACTATCCAAATCATAATGCACACCGTCTTTCAATATAAGATCAAATTCTTCTTCAAACTTGCTCTTGTAGAATTTCATTTGTTCCTGGAATGAATCTCCATCCGGTTCAAATGTGCTTAATTTAGGATATATGTAGTAGGCTAAGACGTGATACACTGCGGCTCTAGTAAATTGATCTGAGTTCAATCTACTTGGTGATAGTTTTGTGCTACCACCCAACACGGATATATCATATCTTGAAAATCCAGTTGTGGGCCACCATTTTACATTCAGTAGTCTGATGATGTCGTCGTAAGTTTTTTGGTGTTCAGTTAAAAATTCCTGTATGCCGTATTTTTTTACGTCAGGAACATAACTTATTAGGTCTGAGTCTGTTGCGAATTGCGCCATTGTTAAAAGTCCTTCTTTTAATTCTACAAGGGCCTCCCTTGTGATACAGTTATTTATTGGATAAGTTGTAAGAAATTATCTTTCTTCATCACAGGCAATGACACATCTGGATTGCCATCATGCACCACATACACTTCCCAATTTTTAAACAGGTTTTCTATTTTCTTTTTGCTGTGTGTGGTATATTTCCTTCTGGGACCTGTTTGATAGATATGATCAAAACTGCTGACATCATTTATGCCCCAATCACAGCCTAGGATATACACTGGTTGTTGAGGATATTTTTCAACTGCTACCCAACAAGCCAATACACCTGAATTGCCTCCACTTACAATTTGATTTACAATTATATTCCAATTGGGCATCTGTGCATCTGACCTTGTGTAGTATTCAACACCCTCTTGCATTTTAATTTGTTCTACAACACCAATATCAAATGCCGCCACAGCATCCACTGGTCTAAGTTTTTCAATGTAGTTGCAACCTATTTCAATTGGTTGTCGTGGTAATGATTGAACAAGATCTTTTTGTGAAGGACCATTAAACCAAATTACAATTGACATATCAATATTTAACAGCCACAAAAAAAGGGCGACATAAAGCCGCCCTTTAATTTTATAAGCGTGGTTAAAACAATTAGATTGTGTTGTCCACTGCTATTTTAACACCATAAGAGTTGTGTAGAATATTGCAACCATATCTTGTAGATGCAACAACTTCTTCTGCTCTTAATGAAGCGTCTCTTTGAGTTTCAATTGAGATATTCTGTGCAACTGCTAACCCTAGGGCGTCTCTTGCGAAAACACCACAAACGGCGCTAGTTGCTGAATCTTCAACAACATTTGAACTTTCGAAAACGTCAATGCCAGCAATTCTACCAACATAACCTTCAGACATTGCCTGACTAGTCATAGGAAGTGAGTTTGTTGGGTTTGCGAAAGTGTTAGTTAAGCTCGACTTCAATGCGAACAAAGCCTGAGGAGTAAACACACCGTAGTATGGGCCAGGAACTGCATTTGCTTTTAAAGTTGCATATGCTTTTTGTAAGACCGCTACTGTTAGTTCACTTTGAGTGTCTGTTGTCGCGTTGATTGATGTTGAGAAAGAACTGAATTTTCCAGTTAATGCTCTGTCGTGTCTTTTTGCAATCGCTTCACCAAATAACTTACCTAGGTCTGCGATAACATTTGATACTGAATGGTTTTTGGCCATATCAGTCACTAATGTTCCGATACCTGCTTCTGTTAATTCGATGTTTGCTACGCCTGTTGAAATAGCCGCTAAAGATATTTCAGAGTTTTCGCCAACATCTGTTGCGATTGATTGTGCCGCGTATAAAGGAACTTGTAGAACCTTTCCTGCGTTTGCTGGAACTGTGAAATTTTTCACAAGTCCTGGCATAATTGAAGTTTCTGATGCCACGAACATCGCCTCTTGGACGATAGGTGCGATCAGATGTTGCAATGTGCCTGTAGTTGTATTAGCCATTTTGCTAATCTCCTTTGTTAGTTGTTAATTAAAAATTACCTTGTGACTTACGCCACTCAGCATATTTTTTTCTGTGTTCTGGATTATTCATATCCAGACTCTTAACATCAACTGGTGAAACACCTTCTGTGCCTGTGTTCGACTTAGAACCACCGCCTGGTTGTCCCGCTGAAACAAAGTGTGGATTAGTTTGTAGGAATTCTGCAACCAACCCATCTATGTTCATTGGATCACCAGCCTCAGTGTATCTAGGTTGACCCGTTTTTGGATCAACAACTTCAACTTCTCCTGACTCAGTCATCTTGACGTTATTTCGCACCAATGTAGCAACCTGTTCAGGGTTAATTGCCCTGTTGGTTGATGCCGCATTGATCAAAGCACCGTCAACTTTGATCTTTGTCAGTTCTGAAGTTAAACCGCTGATTTTGTTTTGGAATTTCTCCGCATTGTCTTTCAACAGTTTCTCGAACTCTGACTTCTCTTTTGCTTGGGAAATTTTTTGCTCTTCTTCCTTCTGCATCAGAGACTGGTATTTCTCAACATCTATACCTTCAAACTTTTTTGCATACCTGGCTTCAGTCTTTCTTCTAGTTTCTGCCGCTATTGCATCAAGTTCTACTTGAGTATAAACTTTCGCGGGTTGATTATCCGCTTGTGCCTGCTCTGTGTTAGAGACTGTTTCAGCCGTTGCAGTTGCCGGTTGAATGTCTTGCGATGTTTGATCTTGACTCATCGTGTCCTCCTTTTATTGTGCGTGGCAGGATATACCACTATGTGTTTATTTATTGGTAAAATTGTTCAAACGAGTCTATGTCCCACTTTTGGTAGTATCCAGACTGCTTTAATATTTTTTGTGCTTGTTTCAATTTTTCCAAATCCTGTATCATTATTAATGGCAGTTTGCCATAACTGAATGACACACCTTTATGTAGTCCATCATTATCTGGATGGTCATACATTATGGCAAATTTAGGATTTTGTTTGTGTGCCTTGTGGCACAGATTGGATAATTTTTTTTCTGTTATCGATTGTTCCAAATAAAGGATGACAATGTCCATATGGAAAATATTAAAAAGCCCACAACAATGATCAATCTGAGATAGCACATCTTTCTTTGCCATTGTGATCTGTATCTTTCTATCTTCAAGAGTTTTTTTTGCAAACGGACAGATTGTCGCTCCACTCGCCTTATGCTTTTTAGCAACAACCTGTCCAATCCACTTCTCAATGTCTTTACCTACGTCTTCCACTTGGTTTTCTTCTTCCAGATTTAGCTGACTTAGATCCTGTGTTCTTGTTCTTCTTCTTTTTCTTGTCCATTTTGATCCTCCTTGATCCTGTGTTTGGTTGGGAACTTCTCGGGTCTTCCCTCGTTTCTTGAAGGAGCATACAATTCAAGTAGTTCAATGCCTCTGTGGTGTGCAACCTTTTTTAAAAGTATGCAGGCCTTTCTTGCTCTGGTGGCATTGGTCTTGCTCGGATGCTTCATCAATTTCTCATAGTGTGTAAAATAGTCCAGACACAGTTGTTTGAACTGTCTGTGCCTTGCTGTCTCTTCTGGTAATCTGTAAAGTTTTCTAATCATTTATAAATGAACGGATCCTTTTTTTTTAATTTTGCTAATTGCCTGTCAAACTTTTTTTTTAATTTCTTTTTGTCCACAATGCAATTACAATGTTCACATCTACAGTCTGTGCATTTTTTGCCACAGTGTGCTCTGTGTCCACAACCACAATAATGAATGCCAAATATTTTGTCTGTGAGTTTGTCTATAGATCCAAAGAATTTTAGTAAAAAATTATCCATTATTTTCTTTCATTAATTTTGGCATTTGGTTTAAGTGTGTAATGTTGGTTAATTGAATTACGGAACTGTTCGTTGTAGTCTTTTAAAAGATCCGAATCATTTTTTAACCTTTGAAGTGCTTTGTAGTATTCGTCCGACTTTTTTATTTTTTCAAACAATTTATTTTTATCTTCAAACATTTTTATTACTTCTCATTAATTTTGTTAATCAATTCAAATGCAACTTTGACTTTTTCTTCTAACACCTTGATACGATAGTGTGCCTGTGCCAATGTCACTATCAACAACACGAATGCTACAAAGATAGGCCACAGTGCTGTCAGTGTTTGTATGTCCATCAAAAGTTCCTTTCTATCCAACAGTGCAATTCCCATACCAGATACACACAAAATGCAAGGGTCAGCCAAAATGTCATCATTGCCACGCCTTGATACTCCAATAAGCAGGACTCAATGTTTTTTGTCCTCGCACTTTGGCAAGTATGCCTCCAAACCTTGCAAGGAATGATTTCTTTCTTGCTGGTATGTTGGATTTGATCCGCATACTGGGATCACCGAATCTTACGATGTTGACTGTGCCTGTGGATTTGTTTCTAACATAGACAGCAAACTTTTTTGATTTGTTTGGTGTCCGGAATGGTTTATTGAGGGTTACCGTTCTGTTCTGGTATTGTGCCATTTGTGTCTCCAAAGAATTTTCCTATTTCAGGATGTAGTTGTAAAATTTCTTCATTGGTCATACCTTGCTCGATCATTTCTCTCATATGCTTAACCATGTCTGTTGGATCTGTCATGGCATCGTGTGTGCCATCGTCAGCCATTTGGTTTTGCATATCTTGTAGATCGTCTTCATCTTTTGCAAGTATCTCAAGTGTTTTTTGATCAATAATTGATTTTACATTTGGAGTAGCCGCCGCTGAATCTCTTTGTGCGGCCGCGGCCTTGTTGATAATGTCCATATCAAGACTTTTGTCTCTGATGTGGAAAGCCATAGGATATTTTATTTCACCATCCCAAGCCTTGCCTTGCCAAAGTCCAAACAGTCTAAAAATTTGTTCTTCTGCAAGTTCTAAGTTTTTTGCCTTCTCACATAATTTGGCATCCAACATTAAAAATTCTGATTGCATAGCAATTCCCGACATCTGTCTTGTTTCAATTGCTCTTATGGATCCCATATGTGCCATTCTGTCAATGCTCTTGACTGTTTCGTCCATTGTTTTTAGTATGGCTTCTAAATTACCACCGTTGGGTTGTAATAGGTAAGGTTTAAGATTAGGATCTAATTCTTCTGGCATATCAATAATTGCACCTGCTCCTGCCTGTGCTGATACTGATCTTGTTTTGACCAATGACGGATGGTTTGTCAAAGATATAAGTTGTTCTGCTTCTGAATAACAGTTGCCTAAAAATCTTTGTGCCTGTGCAATGGAGTCAATGTCTGAAACACCTATGCCTCTGACTGGTCCTCTGTTGGCATACACCCAAACTGCTGGAACCTTGCCCAGTGTGTTGGGTTTAATTTCAACCTGTTTCATTGGATCTTTTACATCTTTGCCATCATATGAAAATAATTCAATTGTTTCTGGTGTCCATTTTCTCACAAAGAATTCACCTGTTCTTTGATACGGTCTTTCGTCTTGTTCTAACAATGTTAGTTCTGTTAATTCATAATGACCATTTGCTTGTCTTACAAATCTCCAATTCAGTATGTTCTCTGGAGTCACTATGGTTGTGTAAGGTCTGATGCCTTGTTCTAATTCTTCTGCTCTGGTGCCAACCTGTGTGTCTGGTCTGTCTACCAATACCAAACAATGTCCATAGATAGAACTTTGTATGTTGACGTCTCTCATAAATGATTCCCAAGTTCTTCCTTCATAGTCTGAATCTTGTAGGAAGTTTTCCATTTCAGGTGCTCCTTCCAACCAACCAAAATCTCTCTTTGGTGATTGTCTGTATAAGAATGAATTGTATGTGTGGACTATGCTTCTGCAGTGATTGTCTTCTGCCGCCTGTGATAATCTTGACAAGTAGTCGCCTTCGTTCTCATATTGATACCTTTTCAAATACATTCCTCGCTTGTATTCAGCACCACCCAAATAACTTCTCTTTAAAAATCTCCAGTGGTTGATGTATTGATCGTAATCTTGATGCACAGGTAATGAAATGCTTTTGCCTGTGTTGTCTGTGAATGATGTAGTGGTTAAACCGTAAACGTCTTGTGCCATTATCTTATTGCTCCTACTTTAACAGCAAATCTTTCAGGTGTGTGTTGCTCATATGCAGTTCTGATTGGATATAAGAATGAAATAAGATATCCTAGTGCATCGTTCATATGATCAAATCCTTGCGTCTTGTCTGGCAACACGGTTCCTTCTTTATATGTGTGTTTGCTTACACTATTTAACAGATTCTTACACTTCGGGTGTATGAATACCTGTCGCTCGTTGGATGCTGAACACAGTTTTGCATTCACTGAATTTATTCTGTCTCTGATTGCCATATGCCTTGGTGGCACCTTGCACACAAAGCCGTTGTTTTGTAGAATTGATAAATCTGTTCTACCACCTGCTGATGTTTTTCTCTGTCTTGATGCTGGGTCTGGATACACAAATATTTTCTTGCCTGGATATCTACGATGTATCTCTTGACACAGTTCATCTGTGTTGGAACTCCATATTTGTATTTCGTCCATTATATAAACAACACCATTTGAAATGTATGACACCACGGCACACATTGGATCCAAGTTGAAGTCCATTCCTATGTGTATGATGTTGTTGTCTAATGGTTGATCAAAATGCTTTATATTCTCACTGGTTGAAAAACCGTAATAAATTATGCCTGAATAAGTTTCCCAAGTTGCTTGGTATTCTTGACGGAATGTTTTTGCATCAAGATCTCTTTTGGCTTGTTCTATTTCACCGCTGTCCACAAATCCACCTTCCAGTGTTGTGAACAAAAAACTTGAATATTCTTCTTCTGTTTGATCCTGTCCTCTTTGATAAAGATCATGGAACCAATTCATACCTTTGGGTGTGCCTGCAAACACGGCCGATCCTTTGGTGTCAGATAATGTTGGTCTCAATACTTCTGACCAAGCCTGTTCATCTATATCAGCACATTCATCTAACACTATAAAATCAATACCAACACCCCTCAATGAGTCTTTGTTGTCAGCACCTCTGAGGCATATCCTTGATTTGTTTTTTAATTCTATTGTAAGTTCTGCTTCGTTGACTTTTCTTATCCAACGCAAGTCTTTTAGTATCTGTTTTAATTTTACCCAAGCAATTTGTTTGGCTTGCCTATAACTTGGAGCCACATACCAACATACCTTGTTGGGTTCTCTTGCATTATAACACAGTTCTCTGATTGCCAGTGTGGTTTTTCCAAAACGTCTGCCAGTGCATAAAATCCTGAATCGCGATTTGTTGTCCGCCACTTGCCTCTGTGGTTCTGATAATTGCATATACAGTAATTATATGGTGTTTATTTGTCTTCCCACGGTAGTGGTGCCGTCGACTCTTCGTCTGTTGGTGAGTCTTGTTGTCCTAACCAGTTTTTACCTAGGAACATAAGCATTCTGGCATCGCCTGCCAATGCTTTTTCAAACTGTGCTCTTCTTAAACTTTTCTTACCTTCTGCTTTGCCTTTTTCAATAAGGTTCTTGAATCTTTTTTGTAGTGTTGAAACTGATGTGCCCACGCAGTCTGCAATCTCTTCATAGGTGCAGTGCATTGATGCTAATTTAAAAATTAAATCATGATCTAATTTGTATGATTTCTTCTGTGCGTCCATTATAGATGTTTCTCTCCCACAACAATTCTAAATCTTCTCGCATCGGTATCACCATCTGCTGTCACAATGGTCACGTCAATGTTGTAGACATTGCCTGATGTGCCATTTCTTAATCTTACATTTACAACCTTGCCTGTCACAGTGACATCTGTTGAGGCATCTGTTGGCAGTGCCAATAGAGATGCATCTCCTGATATTGTTTCAATTGCCACAGAGGCAGATGAAATACTGTCACCGGTATTGAGATAATCCGTAAAGTCAACACCATATTGGATGTTTGCTGAAGGATGTTTTTCTATGAAAGCACCTTGGTTGTCTCTTTTGAATCCTGTTAAGTTTGCCATTAAGTCTCCTGTCTTATCCTTGGTATGCTACTCCTATTAGTGAAGTTAGGTCTAAAGATTGTTAATTTCCTTGTTTCTTGGGAAACATCAATGCCTCTAGTTTCACTGACAACAGTATTTACACGAGTTTCTTGTAAAACTGATATATTCCTTTCTTCTGCCAGTGCCATTATGGTTCTTAATTCTCTTTTTACTTTGATAACATTAAATGGATCTGTTAAAAATATCCTACGACCAATGGATAACTGGCTGTATAATGCGTTTAATGTTAATTGGAAATGTCCATATAATGCTCCACCTATAAAATTAGTTGTTGCGTTTGCTGTTGGTGTTGCTATGGCACTTCCAAATGTTGCATTACCTGTAAAGTTTGTGGTTGTTGTTGCTGTTATAATTTTCGTAGCACGTCTTATTGCATTACCGTCTATGTCTGTTGTTGCATTGGCGATGATAGTTTTGCTAGGTCCAAATGTTGCAATACCTGTTGTGGCTGTGGTAAATGCACTGGTAACACTTGCTGTTGCTTTTCTTATTCCTGTTGCACTTGCAGAAAATGTGAATGCAGAACTGTGTCCAACCGTAGGAGCAAATATGCCGGAGCCAACCGTAAGTTGACTGTTGAATGCTGTGATGCTTGAGGTTCCTGTTCTTAGGTGTCCACCATTTGCCTTTAGTATGATACCAAAAGAAAAAGCAACACCACCAGAGTCCCATCTGTCACCAAACCATTCATCCCAGGTTCTATCAATGATGCTGGATTCAGCAAAGTCATCCCAGGTGTATTCTTCGATTGTTCTACGATATATGGCTGTTGCATCCAGAGTGAATGCAGGAAATAGTGTAAGACTAGCAAACACATAAGGTTCACTGAATGTGAAATAGTTTTGTGGTAAGACGTAGTCACTGACAGATTCTGCCGGATTGAAATAATCAACCGGTGCCTGGTAGCCATCGACTACATAGGCTTCTGTGTCTACTACTCCCTTGAAAGCCATTGAGGTTATCTCCTAAAAAATTATGCTAGGGATATCGTCAAGTTTGCGTCAGAAATTTGGAAAGTATCTCCGTTTAATATCTCTTTGCTAGAATTAAGTTGTCCATAAAACAAGACGTTTCCATCCGTGGCCGCGTCCACTACTGCAATACAAGTCACAGTTGATCCACCACCACTTGAATTTGTGTAGTTAGATGTGGCCGCAGGGAACGTCACATTGCCGTTGTTCGTTGCCGAACCACCTGACGCTGTGTTGAAGTTCACTGGTTTTCTTGTGTATCCACTTGCACTTGAATCAGTTCCGTATGATACTACTTCGTGGTATCCCCAGTTGCCTGAACTATTGGCATTAGTGCCAGACTCAAGAGCCGCCAACACTGTGGATGCCGTTCCTGTGAATAGTGCTAAATGGAGTGCCGATGAAGGTGTATAGTTTCTTGCTGTTTCACCCAAGACGTGATCTAGTATTTCATTTTCTAGAAAGTTTGATGCCGCTGACATAATTTGTCTCCTTTGTTGTAATATTACAGAAATATTTAGTTTAACTTGTCTTTCTTATCATTAACCTTACTGTAGGTCCTGGCAATATTTGATTTGTGCCTGATGCAATATGCCATTCGGTAGAAAAAAATCTAGATGTGCCTGATGCGACTGTGACATTTTTCAATAAGAATGGCAATTTTATGTTAGTCAAAGTCATATTGGCTGTCGCCGCACTATTCCATGTTGATCCATCAAAAATTCCAATGTTTGTGGTGCTGGAATCGTAAAAATTATCATCCGCATCAGTGTCTGGATCATTTGTTTGAAAAACAAAATCGTATGTAGATGGTGGTCTAAAAAAAGGAGTGCTGGCATCACTTGTAAATCCTGTGTGTAATCCAAATGTTATCACTAGGTTGGCATAATCAAAAGGACTTATTAAATCAAAGGCTTTAACAAGACTATAAGTCACTACAGAATCGTTAGGTCCAATAACAAACAGTTTAAGTCCATTGGTGCTGAAACAAAAACCAGATGGGTTTTCAGTTTCACTCCGCACAAGAAAACTGTCTACCAATGTTGCTGTGCTGACATCATAACCAGTTGATAAAGAAAATTCAGTCACTGTGTCTGCTGGAGAAGTTAAAAACATCTGTTTGCCATCTGTGCTAAAATTTACACCAGTGGGATTGCTTAGACCAGTTGCAAAGTTGCTGTCATGTGAAGCCGTGGACACATCGAAACCTGTCGAAAGATGATATTCACTTACCGAGTCACTTGGTCCTGTCACAAACATCTTGGTGCCATCGGTGTTGAATGCTATGCCTGTTGGGTTATTTTGATCATTCCTCACAAGGAACGAACTACTATCCTGAGACGCTGTTGAAACATCAAATCCTGTGCTCAGGTGGTATTCAATTACTGAGTCTGCACTTGATATGATGAACATCTTAGTGCCATCCGTATTGAAAACTAAATCTGATGGGTTTTCAATACCGGTATCAAAACTACTGTCAAAACTGGCAGTGGATGGATCAAAACCTGTGGTAAGATGATATTCGTTTACATTGTCACTTGGTCCTACAAGAAACATTTTGGTTCCGTCAGTGTTGAATCTTATACCTGTTGGATTTGATTCAGTTCCAGACAAACTTTTTGTATTGGTATCCGGAGTCCTTTCGTATTTGGCATCTGTTATGTTGACCACCCTTATTTCATAAGTGTGGCTTGAATTCAATCCTACCCTAGTGCCTGAAGGATTTGTAAAAAGACTTAATGGATCCTGCACTATGTCTGTGTTGTAATTGGCTTCACGCACATTGTTGAGTCCGGAAGTTGGCAGTGGTGTTGCTGTCTGCACACAAGGCAAATCTATGATAGATGCATCGTGGAATAAATTACCACCTGTCCTAAATTTTTGTGTTCCTAAAGGCATTATCCTGTGGTATAGTTTTGTGTGATCGAGCCTAAAAAATCTGTGCCATCGTTAAACACAACCACAACGTCTATCGCTCCTGTCGTTTGTGTGATTACCGGATCACCGTCTGGAAATTTAACTTTTGTGGAACCATCAGATGTGAAAGTTGCGGTCTTGTTGGACGCCGCTGTTTTTATTATCAATGTGACAGCCTGTCCTGTTCCTAAATTTGAAAAAGTATATGTGGTATTATCGTTTTGATTTACGATATGCACAGGACTGGTATTACAATCTATGGTGATAGAACCTGATGTTGATCCAGATGTAATAATTTTTTCTTTGTAATGTTCTAAAGTTGGCAATCGCGGTGGTTCAATTATTATTTCACCCGTGCCTGATGCTTTTAAAACTATGTTGTCGTTTGAACGAGTTGCACTAATTACATTGTCTGAAATTTCCAAACCATCTGTGTCAAGTATTGTTGTTAATTCAAAACGACTGTTGCTAGAATTATATTTTAAGAACTGTTTGTTTTGTGGAGATGCTATGTTGAAAATGTCAATGATGTCATTTACATTGTCCACATTCTGTTTGATGTCTGGTCGGGCAAGCCTAGGTTTGTCTGTGCCTGAATCTAAATTTGCCGTCGATGCCTTTGATCCTGAGGGCCAAGTTGTCATTTAGATCCTCCTATTTGTTTTCTATGAATGTTTTGCCTGAAAGTTTTTCAACCTCTGCAACAAGTTTTTCCATATTAATTCTAACAGTCTTGCCAGTTTTTGTATTTTTAGAATAGTATTGCCATTCACCTTCTTCGTTGTGAGGTGATATCTGTGTTTGGTTTCCTGCTTCATCTTTTACCCATACCTCTGAACTTGATGAAGTATCTAAAGCATAGATATAACTGAAGTCTGCACCAGATGTGGGATGACCTGATTGATTGTCTAATCTAACAGCACCAAATCTAGATTGAGAATTTGTTGTGTCATAGAAACCATACTTGTTGGTTGCATCATTTGTATCAATGTAATAACTGTATCCATTTGTGACTGTGCCGTGATATTTGTTGATCTGTGACTTGTATGGGAAGGCGTTTGTCATTGTGATTGCTCCACCACCATCGTCTTGTTCCACATATGATAATACACCGTGTGCATTCGTGATGTTGATAGTTTGTGGTGTGTAGAAATATGCACCACCCATTAGCCCAATAACATTACCGATTGTTCCTGCGTTGCTGGCATCTCTGTTTTCAACAGCCGCCTGTGCTTGACCGCCCATGGCACCTGCGAAATTGTTTGTGGAGTTGACTGTGGCACCGTTAAGGTCCACCGCACAACCTACTGTCTGTGCTCTGTATCTGTTGTCCTTGTCTGAACTTGTGTAGTTGCCCAATGTGTATTGCTGTCCAATCAAGTGTCCTTGTCGTCTGTCTGAACTTGATGTTAGGGCACTGCCTATGGTTTCTGTTCTAAACATATGAACACCTTTGGCTCTTTCTACAACACCAAACATATCTTTCCAAGTGTCTCCGGCTTGGCTTGAGAATGTGCCATCTGAACTTATGTTCACAAGACCCGTGCCGTTGGCTGATATTTCTAAATCAGCATTTGAGGCATTTGAACTAATGGTGTTGTCTGTGATTGTGACACCGTCTAGTGTTGAAGCACCTGTGACTCCCAGTGTTGTGGATACAGTTGCCGCTCCTGTGACTGCAAGTGTTGATCCATCAAATGTCAAGTTGGCTTCACCGTTCATTGCGTCAGCACCTGTGGCTGTGACAACT